TGCTTAATCTTATCAGCTTCATCAACTGTAATTTGCATAATACCTTCAGGAGAAGCAGCAAGAGTGACTCCAATGCTTGATGCGCTAGGTTTAGTGTAAACATTAGCAGTGTTTAATAGTCCAACAGTTCCTGATACCGTAGCTGCTGTTACCGCATCAAACGCAGTAATATCATTACCAACTTTAATCTCATTGCCGGCAGTTATATCGTTATCGACTAACAAATCGCCTATAACATATAGTGTCCCATCCCAAGCTGCGCCAGAGTGATATATTCCAGGACCACCAATAGTGCCTGCTCCTCCTGCAATATTCATTGTGGAGCTAGTCATATTAACCGTGGTTGACGAAATAGATGTTTTAGTCTGTGAAGAAATATGAGTATTAGCGCCAGATAAAAACTCAGCATCACCCTTTACTCAGTTACTCTGTTTCTGCTTAACAAAGCTATTCTTATTACCAAGAACAAGTTCTGTACTTGTTTCACCAACAGTAGTCGATTTATTATTTGTTACTGTAGTTTCTTGATCATCTTGATATTCTTCAATTACAGATTTTTTGACAATTTCAGTTTTAGTGCCTTCAACAGTTGTTTCCATATTACCCTTTACAGTCAAACTCATATTACCTTCGACTGTCCAATCAAGATTACCTTTATAGATAACTGTTCCGTTGCCAGCAACAAACATCTCAAAGTCATCACCGACTAATTGCACCATTCGACCAGAAGAATTGACGACAAGGAGTTTATCCTTTTCCATCATCTCTACTCCTGTTCCGTTTTTATGAACAAGAGTTACACGAGGTTCGGATGGAGTGTCGTCAATCTCCATACGGTGGCGTTCGTCTGGGTTTGGATTAGTAGACTCAGTGACTTTATTATGAGGATATTCTGGTTGTGCATCCTGAGGAACTTCAAATGGTTGCCCATCAGGCAACTTTAACTTAGGTTGCCATTCGCCTCTAGCAGCTACGCTTGTCTCTTGACTACCTTTATATTCCTCTGGAGGAAAGGCTTTATCTGGATCTTTAAATCCAAAATCGCCACCAGATGCAGGCGCAGTTGCATCATTCCGAGCAGCATCAGTTCCTGCTGTGCCTTCTCCAGACTTTGCGCTTACTGTATCTTCGCCAATATCAGCCATTAATTCTGAGCCTCTATTAATTGATCAATTGTTAAAGAACCATTCTCTCTAGTTTCTTCAACAGTTTGTACATTCGTCTTATTAAATTTATTTCTCACATATTTTGGCACATCAAAATGTGGATCTGATCTTCTTGTATAGTCAATATCATTATGACCCCATGCTTGACCGCCAGGAATTACAGTATAAAATGCTTTCATAAATGTATCAAAAGTATTAAACTGTTCCATCGTATATGACTTATGCGATCTCTTAAATTGATCTTTCTTACGATTGCCCATAAGTCCACCGACAAAGGCAATACCAATACTATATGGATTATGATCTTTGAGTGTGTGCGCACCTTGAATCGAAATAGGTCTACAAACTTGAATAGAACCGTCCCTTAGAATAATTAAATGATAACCAACATCATCTAATCCTCTATTTGTTACATCCCATACTCTGAGAACATCATAACTTACTTCCATGTCCCTAGATGTGTCTGTAGCATGCACTACTACTTCTGTAATCTCTCTAGAACAAGATCGAATATATGCTTCCATTTCTTCAAATGTCTGAAGCAATGTTCTAGGAGGCACATCTTTTCTGTAATCTACAACTGGTATGGATGGTCGACCAGCAGTATCTGAAACAAGTTTAGTAATACTGACATTCTTTGAGAGTTCAGTTTCTTCCACTAAATCTTCTAGTATAGATTCTTTAAAATTGGCATTCTCTAACATAATATTAGATCTTTGGATCAATATTCTCCCAGCGTCATTAATTAGAGATTGAGTTGATGCGCCAAGAGGAAGTATAGATGAATCCGCTAATGCCTCAGAAGCAACCAGAGATGCTTCGAACATTTGCCTCTTAGTTAATGCGCTGCCGAATGTATTACGGAATGCAGCATCTGCAGCATCTGCTGTAGCGCCAGTCACGGTCTTTACAAGCAATGCCCCACCAGTTGTAGAAGTTAGTGATCCGAATGTTCCCAGATTATCTGAGAAAACTGCAACAGCTGTATTCTTAACTGTCCCATCATCACGTAGCCTTTTACCTGCACTACCTACAATCTCTAAACCATTTTTATTAGAACCAATCGTAGCATCTTGTGCGCTGGCAGTCAACAGGTCATACTGCAGTGTTGCTGCACCTGCTGCTGTACCAACTTCGGTTAAATCTTCTAGCAGAGCACCAAGGTTGTTAGTCAGTTTGCCTGTAATATCGCCTATGGTAGTCATCTACGCTTCTTCCACAAACAGTCTATTAATTTCATTTGCTAAAATAGTTAAAGTTAAAAACTCAGTAGTATTTAATGTTTTTTTCAAATACTCTTCATTAAATGCTCTAACTCCATCATCAATTGTTTTCGCATATTTTACCTTCGATGTATTATAATCAGAGAGATTATCAAAAATAAATGCAATCTGAGTATCCGGTAACTGAGGATTTGAATCTTTTCTTTCACAATAATCAGCATATTTTCTATACCGATCTCCTTTATAAGGAATCAAGGTAGTTCCTGATACTTCTAAAGAGATAGTTGCAGCAATCGCTGCCGCAGCCTCTGGTGTATATTGCCGAGAGATCGCAGTGTTATAGATTTTATCTGTTATACTTGTACCGAGTAACTGTATCATCTATGTTCCACCGGCTCGATGTTATCTCCATCTTCAGTTTCAAATTTAGGTATAGAACCAAGAATCAGAGGATTCTGTGATTGTTTACCATCTAAGAATAATCCAAATACATATGCTCCTTGCTGAATACCATTTGGCGATCTACCTGTACCAGAGATACCACCTTCAGTTGCTGGCATTAATACTGCTGCCCAAGGTAAATCTTCAATCTCAATATCCTTGTAGTATGGTGAATGAATACCAAAGATTCTTACACGAACACGACCAAGTTGCTCCGGATCGTCATTGTCTTCTACAACACCAACGAACCATCTAGTTTCATCTCCATAGAATTTTCTATCGTTAAATGGATCCATAATCTATCTTCCTGTATAAACCATTTCTGATGGAAGTTTTCTATCATTATCAATCTTAATCGCAGTTAGAGTTACTGAATACATGCTGTTTCTAAACATATGTCTCATGTTTGTAATCACATACTTACCTGATCTCTTACGATCTTTGATCTCATCTTCACCAACATTCTCTGCTTCAAATGGTCTGTCTTTCGGAATAAACACATCAATCTGATTCTTTCCCATAAGGTCTTTACCAAAGAACTCATATCCAGGACAGTTTAATGTAATCGCACCTTTAATTGCAAACTTCTTTAACCCTTTAGATTTATCTTTCAGTGCATGTTTTTCAACTGTCACTTCTTCATTATAAGAGAAAATATCCTCAAATAATTTAGTTGTTACAATCTGAGAGACATAAGAACTGTTTGCCTGTGGAGTGTGTAATGCAGGTCCCATACCTCCAGGAAGAGTTTGTTCATAATCCTCCAGACCATTAGGTTTTGTCAATGCACCAAGAGGCTCTGTTAAATCATAATGCCGTTCTAATGCTTTCATTTCAGTAGTGTCAATATAATTATAATGACTACCGTAAGCATCACCAGCAAGAAGATCTAATACATCCTGATTTACAGACATATTCAAAGAAGCAATTTTATGCGAAAGAGAACTAAATTCTTCTTTGCTATAACTGCTGTTGCTGGGTCTGTTAGGTGTAGAGTATTTAAATGGTTCTGATCCATTAAATACTGATTGCCCTAAAAGAGTGTTAAGGTCAATTAAAGACAGATTATTATTCTGTAAAGAAGAATGCAAAAAGAATGGTGCGCCCGTTGCTGTTGTACATCTATTCTTTAACCATGTCATAGACTCTAAAGGAGAATTAGTCAGAGGAGTAATTACTCGCATACTGCTTTGTGCAACACCACCCCCATTAACTGGTACTCCCAAAAACTCATTAGATATCTTTTGAATAATTGCATCTGGAGTGCCATCATACTTCTTACTAAATGTAATTTTCTGATTTCTGTACATATGCAGGTCAATAAAACTAATTACATAAGCAGAGGTAGAATCGTTGGTCTTCTCTTGTTTTCTGACACTCGTAATCGCAAAAGATTTTTTAATCTGCGGTGTTTTGTAAATATCGGTTACTTCAATATCAATTCTTTCTTGACCTAAGAAATTTACATAATTAAATATATTTGCAGAATCAATAATCAGCAAAGTGCCGCTGACATATGGATCCTTTAAACTTTCAAAAAAACTTAATTCTTGAACGAGTCTAGTAATATCAACTGGCGTCTTACCACTGGCTGGAAATATTTTGACTTTCGTCTCACCAAAATCATATGGACTTGCTGGTTGGTTTGTCATTAGTAATAACCACCACCACTACTGCTACTCGATCCGGATGTTGCAGAACTGACTGCTGCAGCACTACTAGATGTTACTGTTTGCCCTGCCAAAGTTGTCACAGGTTGAGATGATGCTGTTACAGCAGAGATGCCACTGCCGCCTTGAACTGTAGTATTTTGTTCGACTTGATCTCCAAAGTCCTGACTCAACCAGAATATCATTAAATGCTTTAACTAATTCATCTGCGATAGATGGTTTGAGAACACGAATTGATTTAAGCGCATTATTACTTCTTTCATATCGATCAAAATATGTTACTTGATTTAACAGCGCTGGATTAAATGTAGAAAGGTTTTGTTGAATATAACTTTCTAATTGTGTTGCAGCATCGGTCCATGCCTCCGCCTGAGTCGTAGGAGCAGGTGAAGATACAGTAGTAACTTCATTTTCAGTATATGCAACTTTAAATGTATCTACACCACCTACTTTATATTCATAAACTGTACCAAAAGCATTTTCTTGAGCAAGCACGATGTTCAATTGATTATCAATCGTAAAGAAGACATGAAGTTTTACTGTAGCAATACTGTTAGTTTTATCTGCAAGACCATATGCTGTACCAAGTTCAGTAAACAATTGAGTATTAAATGTAGTCAAATCTACATCAGAGGGGAAAGATGTAGTAAATATCCCAATTAAACTTGTTAAAGTAGTTGTGGTATTAGTATTTGCAACATCCTGAGTAGCAGCAACACCAAGTGTAAGAATACTACCAGTCAATTGATAAAATCCTTGGTCAATATTTCTTTGTACATTTGTCAAATCAATATTGGTATTATAATCTGCAGTTGATGAAATGTCAATATCTGTCACCAGAGACCCTGCGATTGCTTCTTGTGTTGCGCCTGCCAACGCAATCTCAATAGTTGCTCTTTGTACAAACGGAGCATTCGGATTAATATCTACATACTTTTCATTCGCATCTTCATAGTGATGAGTTGCCAAATATTCTAATGATGAACTATCTACAATCGCTGACTGAAGAACCCCTTCTTCTGTTGTAGTAATCTGCTCACCAGATAAGAATGAAGGATTGACTGCATAATTTAGAATTTTAGTATTGAACACATATTCTGTATTGGCATTTGTTTTACCAAAGTCATATTCAATAAATGTATGATTAGCGCCGCCTGACTTAATTGTAGGAGCAGTAATCGCAACACCATCTTTAGTAATAATCCAATCAGCTAATTCTGTAAATCTATAATACACTGATGGAAGTTCTAATTTAATATATCCTTTTACATCAGTAGTCTGTGTAATTTGATAGTCATCAGAAACTCTTTCTACAATAATTTGCCCAAGATCAAGTCTTTTTCTTATAATCTTACCTTTAGACTGACCCGTACTACCTGTTAGAATACTACCAACTTTAAATTTGCTTGTAACATCTGTACGAGTTGTAATCGTTACATTCGGATAATCGTCTTTTGCTTTTTGTAAAAGGTCATTATAACTGAGCGGCCATCCTTGAATTTTAATGTCATCATTCATAATTGCAAAAGTCCAATGAAGATCTGATCTACCGTATAACTTTTGTGATACCTGATCTGGACGATCGCCATTCTGAATATCATAGTAGGTGTAGAATGCAGCATCATCTTTAGCAATATCTAACAAGTCAACATAAACACCCATGTTCTGAAACACAGTAGGTCCTGGCTGATTACCAAATACATAATTGACGAATGGGAAATTAGTAAAATAAGACATTAGTAACCTTCCTCAATCTTCTGTTTATCCAGTGTCGTCTCTTCCTGGAACGATAAAGAGATACCAATCTCATTAAACTTACTGTCAGTATGGAATGATCCGGATCTAGGATTATATTGTGTTTGTACTGAAGTTAAGTAACAGGGTAGGATCTTAGTAGCTACCTCTTGGCCTTTGTAAGTAAGCCCGATCTCAAACTTAGTAGGAAACTTGTAGAGCGCCCCAGCTGGTCCAGCTCTCTCAGGGTAAAGATTAACACGAAAGAATTTAACGATCTCTTCAGATGCTGCTGCTTCATCTGGGCTTGCAGGAACCATTGTAAAGTTGAAGCTAAACTGTCTTAGTGCAACATCTCTAAAGATCGATCTTCTATGCGGGTTTGCTGTGATACCAGTTCCCATTGCGATCGCATCGCTTAGGCCACCAGGAGCGAATCTTTCTGCCAATCCAGCAGCTGCTTCTCTGCCTTGTGCGCCAAACAGATTGGAAAATATTTGATCTGAAATGGAAGAAGCGGTGCTTGTAGCTGCCTGTATACCTCTAACACTAGGATCTCTGTAAACATTACTAGCTGTATTAGCTACTGCAGATCCAATAATACCTAGATCAGTGTTCTCATATTGAACACCATCCTGGAAATTTAATCCCTGCGGAAGATAAAGATTTACTGTTCCACCTGTAGTGGTGATTGTTTTGTCCCCAATTCTTTGATCTCCGCCAACAACGGCTGCAGCTAGATTTGGGTTGCTAGTTCCAATAGCTGCCATTCTCTGTCCACTCGTTGAAGAATTCAAAGCAGTAAAGCTAATCCTGCCTTCGTATTTCTCATCTCTTTCAATTGGGAAATTTAATGCCACTTTTTTTACCTATAAATACCTTTAGTCTTTAATTATTTATATGGCTTGAAATGAAAACCTACAAGGGAAGATATAAAGTAAAGAATCCTGCCAAGTATGATGGTGACCATACACAAGTTATTTATCGCTCCTACTGGGAGAAGTTCGTCTTTATGTGGTGCGAAAAGCAAAGTAACATTAAATCCTGGTCATCTGAAGAAACTGTAATACCATATATTAGTGCGGTAGACAACAAATATCATAGGTACTTTGTAGATTTAAAAATAAATACTACAGATGGTAGAACTATACTTATCGAGATTAAACCAAAGAAACAAACTAAGCCACCTGCTGGTAAGAGAAGGACGAAAAGGTTCATTAATGAATCATTGGAATACGTCAAGAATCAGTGCAAGTGGAAAGCAGCAAAAGAATACTGCCTGGATCGAAACTGGCAGTTCCAAATCTGGACCGAAGACACCCTACGAAGTATGGGAATGAAAACGTAAATGGCAAATCTATTTCAGAAATTAGAACTAGAAGCATTCCGTGCAGGTATCACACCTAGATCAAAAGAGTCTATGGCATGGTTCCGCAAGAAGGCAGCACAGCTTACACCTAGTAGATCGGGTCTTCTCCGTGACGAATCCGTTGAGCTGAAGAGCAGGCCTGCAATGGGTAACATGTACATGTACTTTTATGATCCAAAGCACAAAGAGACGCTGCCATACTATGATAGATTTCCTTTGATTATTATGATCGATCGTGCACCTGGCGGATTCAGAGGACTAAACCTACACTATCTTCCATTAGACTTACGTGCCAAGTTCCTAGATGCTCTCCTAGACACTATAAATAATGACAGATATGATGAAAGTACTAGATTTAGATTGTCGTATGACTTGTTAAAAGGTGCGGCTAAGTTTAGACAGTTCAAGCCTTGCTTTAAGAGATATCTGTCTACTCATCTAAGATCTAGGCTTGCTTTGGTGTCACCTCCAGAGTGGGAGATCGCAACGTTCTTACCAACTGCTGACTTTGAGAAGGCATCTAAGACTACAGTATACAGAGATTCTAGAAGAAAGATGGTAGCTTAATGGCAAGCATTGAAGAACTAAAAGGAAGATTCGCACAAGGCGTATCTCGAGCAGACCGGTACAGAGTAATCTTACCGACAGAGTTTGGTGGCGATGCTAGATCGATTGATGCTCTATGCCGTGCTGTTAACATTCCTGGACGTCAGATCGTAACCAATGAAAGAACAATTGGTATGATGTCGCAGAAGATGCCATATGGTTTCTTATCTGAAGACGTTAACCTTACATTTCTCCTCGACCAAGATTACTCAATGAGAACATACTTTGAGAACTGGCAAGAGCAGATCATCGGATTCGACACATACGAACTAAAGTATAAAAGCGAATACGCCAAGACAGTAGTTATTCAGCAGCTAGACCATGGTGATAACTCAGTGATATATGCTTGTAAACTGCTAAAAGCCTTTCCTACAACAATGCAAGCAATCGAACTTGGTGACGAAAACCAGAACCAATTAGTACAACTTAGCGTTCAACTTTCCTATACTGACTGGGAACGAATTAGATAATAATGGAGATACATTATGGCTTTGCCAAAACTTAATGAGACGATCAAGTATTCTACAAAAATTCCATCAAGCGGCGATACAATTCGATTTAGACCATATCTGGTAAAAGAAGAAAAGGTCTTGATGATTGCTCTAGAACAGGGTGATGAACTTGGATCGCTTGAGGCAATCTGTGATACTCTTGAGTCTTGTATTGATGAAGAGATTAACGTAAGAACCCTTCCGATCTTTGACATCGAATATTTGTTTACTCAGATCCGTAGCAAGTCCGTAGGCGAGTCTAGTGATATTAAAGCGAAGTGTGCCGAGTGTGAAACATCTAATGAGATTAAAGTAGATATCTCAAAGGTTGATATTAAAGTTCCTAAGGGAGCTAATGCAAAGAAGA